TTACGAAAAAAAAAAAATAAAAACTAAAACTAAAAAGAAATAAGAGTATATAATTAATAAATATATAAAGATGAAAAAAGTAATAGAAAAAAAAACAGGAGAAAAATATGCTTCTAAAATGGCAATGAAGAAACACGAAAAAACGGAATCAAAAGCTGAGCAAAAAAAAGAATACGGTAAAGTTAAAAGAAAGTAATTGTAATAAAATGTAATAAATACGCGTAATAATAATAATATATAACTTTAATCAAATATATTATGAAAAAATTATTTTTATTACTGGGTTTATTTTTTATGTTCTCTTTTGCTAATGCTCAAAAAATGAGCAATGAATTTTTAAAGGGACAATGGACCTCTAATGGTCAAGGCACTGAAATATGGTTTAATGTTTCAGATAATAACAAATTAACAATAATAGAAGTTTCATCTTATACAGGTGATCCTTTAACTATTTTAGAGCACAAGATAGTAGATAATACCTTTTATTTAAAGACTGTATTTGAAGAATTAGATTTTGAAGCGTCTTCAACATTTACCATTATAAATGAAAATACTATGGCTTTAGATGTGCGTAGCGGATACCCTGGCGTGCTAATATATACAAGAGTAAATAATAAAAACTAAACAAACAAAAAAGATGCCAACAACACCATTAAAAAAGAAAGTAGTACCTAAAAGCACGACTACGGTAACAACTCAGCCAAAAGGCGATTCTAAAGAAACGAAAGCATATATTGCACAAAAGGCTGCACAAAAAGACACAGACGTTAAAAATTATAAACACTCACTAGAGACGGAACTCAAAAAAGGAGTAACAGCAAAATCAGCCGCTTCAGCCACAAATCTTGTGAATAAGGGTTCAGTAAAACAACAAGGTGTTGCTTTTAACTTTCTTACAGGACAATCTACTATTTCAGATTTTGACAAAGTATTTAAGAGTGGTGGTCCTAACAGTATGGTTACTGATAAAAAAACAGGGAAAATAGTTGCAAAAGCAGGGGCGTCCGGGCCTGGTACAGGCACAACTCAAGCTTTTGGATCCTATCTAAATCCAAAGAATACATCGCGAATGACTAATACCGATCTTCGTCATCAGTTTATATCAGACAGTATTGCTGACAGAGGTAGAAAAGAAAAACAAGTAGCTTATTTTGAAGATGCAATGAAAAGATCTAGAAGATAATACGTATTATAATATAATGCCTAGCGGGAAATCACTATGAGAAATGTGAAGTTTCCCGTTTTAGGTATAAATAATAGAATGTTTAAAAAATAATTAAATTAAATAAAAATGGAAAACAAAATCACAAAAGAACAATTAGACAAAATTACAGATCAACAAAAAGCATTAAATATGATGCTATCCAATATTGGGGTGTTAGAATCTCAAAAACACGCATTATTACATCAGATTGCTGAGGTTAATAAAGAAATTGAGGAAACTAAAGTTGAACTTGAAAATGAGTATGGTGCTATAAATATTAATCTTGAGGACGGTTCATATACCGAAATTGAGAAAAAAGATGAATAATTGTGGACCAAGTTATAAGAAAAATAAGTATTGGTGCGGATTATAAAGATAACGCAATGCATTATTCGGTAGGACAAGTAGTATATGGGGGACATGAGATTTCCCATATATTATTTGATTCAACTGATAGTTCTTACAGCATACATATAAAGAAAAATGATGAGGTAATGCCGTGGAAAAAGTTTAACATTAATATGGCAGTTGCGGTTGAATATGATTTAGAATATTAATGAGAAGTGTATTTAGTTATTTAGTAAAACCAGTGGGTGATCGATATGATAATAAAGTATCGGTAGGGGATAAGGAATTAATTATTAATACATCGATTGAAAGTTTTAAATCTGTAAACAATCTAGCAGAGGTTGTAGCTATTCCATTAGCAATAGAAAACACTGATATAAAAGTAGGCGATCTAGTTATTATACACCATAATGTATTTAGAAGATTTTATGACATTAGAGGAAAGCAAAAGAATAGCCGTTCATATCTTATGGAAGATCTATACTTTTGTGAACTAGATCAAATATATTTATATAAGCAAGATGATAAATGGAATACTGTGGGCGACCGTTGCTTTGTAAAGCCATTAAAGAATATAGATCATTTTAAGCTAGATAAAGAGCAAAGACTTATTGGAATACTAAAGTACGATAATAGTTCCTTAAATGAGCTTAAAATCAATCGTGGAGACTTAGTAGGATATAAACCTTATGGTGAATATGACTTTATAGTTGATGGCGAAAGATTATATTGTATGAAATCAAATGATATTGTAATTAAATATGAATATAAAGGAAACGAAACAGAATATAATCCAAGCTGGGCACAAAGCAGTACTTGAATTAATTAAGGTTGCAGAGGAGGCTATTTTAGATAATGGGGATGATGATTTATCCGCAGATAAATTAAAAAACGCCGCTGCGACAAAGAAGTTGGCTATATTTGATGCTTTTGAAATTCTAAGTAGAATACAGGATGAAACCCGTATGCTAGAAGAAGAAGATAAAGATCCCGCAATAAAAACTTTTAAAGGATTCGCAGAAGGGAGGTCTAGATAATGTACGAGCAAACACTTTATAGAATACTACCTGGCTACGTAAAACCTTCGGTAATTAAACAACACAACCGATATAATAAATGGAAATATGGTTATAATAAAGAGCACGATCTAGTTGTTATAAGCAAAACCGGTAAAATTGGTGAAATATACGAAATACAGAATTTAAGGATTGCATTGCCTTTAATTGAGGAGCCTTTCAAAAGAACTCCAAAAAAAGAGGAACAGCATTGGGAACAATTAAAAATACCAAAAGAACTTGAAAAAATAAAAAGTGTATTTGATTGGAATAAATATCCAGATCATTTCAAGGAAAAATGGTACGATTATGTAGATAACGAATTTAAGCGCAGAGAGGAAGGTTTTTCATTTTATAATAATGGAATTCCTACTTATATTACTGGAACGCATTATATGTACTTACAATGGAGTAAGATTGACGTTGGTGCTCCAGACTTTAGAGAATCAAATAGATTATTTTTTATATTTTGGGAAGCTTGTAAAGCAGATTCAAGATGTTATGGAATGTGTTATTTAAAGAACAGACGTTCCGGGTTTTCTTTTATGTCATCTTCTGAAATTGTAAATCAAGCTACTATATCAAGCGATTCTAGATTTGGTATATTATCAAAATCAGGAGCCGATGCTAAAACAATGTTTACCGATAAAGTTGTCCCCATTTCAATTAACTATCCTTTTTTCTTTAAGCCCATACAAGATGGTATGGATAGACCAAAAACAGAGCTTGCTTATAGAATACCCGCTTCAAAGTTTACAAGGAGAAAGCTAGATAGTCAAGAAAATCCTGAAGAACTTGAAGGACTTGACACAACAATAGACTGGAAAAATACAGGCGATAACTCTTATGACGGTGAAAAACTTAAACTATTAGTTCATGATGAGAGTGGTAAATGGTTAAGACCCGACAACATATTAAATAATTGGAGGGTTACTAAAACCTGTTTAAGATTAGGTAGTAAGATTATCGGTAAGTGTATGATGGGTTCAACGTCAAATGCACTTGATAAAGGAGGTGAAAATTTTAAAAGACTTTACTATGATTCAGATGTTAAGAAAAGAAACCGCAATGGACAGACTAGTTCAGGATTATATAGTTTGTTCATACCTATGGAATGGTCGTACGAGGGATTCATTGATACTTATGGCGTACCTGTCTTCGACACTCCAGAAAAACCGGTAAAAGGTGTTGATGGAAATATTATAGAATACGGGGTATTAGAACATTGGCAGAACGAGGTTGATGGTTTAAAAAATGATCCAGATGGATTAAATGAATACTATAGACAGTTTCCTAAAACAGAACAACACGCATTCAGAGACGAAACAAAAGAGTCTTTGTTTAATCTTACAAAGATATACGAACAAATAGATTATAACGAGGATTTAAGAAATACAAATATAGTAACAAAAGGTAGTTTTCAATGGGAGAATGGCATACCGGACTCTAGAGTTATATTTTACCCTAATAAAGACGGTAGATTTTTAATTTCATGGATACCACCTAAACATTTACAAAATAACGTAATAATAAAGGATGGACTTAAATACCCAGGCAATGAACATTGCGGAGCATTTGGGTGTGATAGTTATGATATATCTGGAACAGTAGATACAAGAGCATCTAATGGGTCCTTATCAGGATTGACTAAATTCTCTATGGAAGACGTACCTCCTAATAGATTTTTTTTAGAGTATATAGCTAGACCTCAAACATCTGAGATATTTTTTGAAGAAGTTCTTATGGCTATGGTATTTTACGGTATGCCTATATTAGCAGAGAATAATAAACCAAGATTATTATATCATATAAAGAGAAGAGGATATAGGGGTTACTCTATTAATAGACCAGATAAAGTCTATAATAAGTTATCACCATTTGAACGTGAAGTTGGGGGGATACCAAATTCATCGCAAGATATAATGCAAGCTCACGCTGCAGCAATTGAAACATACATAGAAAACTACGTTGGATTAAAAGAAGACGGATATGGTGATATGTATTTTCAAAGAACATTGGAGGACTGGGCTAAGTTTAATATAAACAATAGAACTAAGCATGATGCCTCGATAAGCTCAGGATTAGCTATAATGGCGTGTAACAGGCATTTATACTATCCATCAAATCCAATACAAAGACAAGTGGTTCCATTAAACTTTAAAAGATTTAACAACACAGGTAATAGTTCGCAAATAATAAGATAAATGATTTATACAAATAATAATAGCACATTCCCTAGTCAAGTAGTACCTACTGCTGTAAAGAACAGCTTAGAGTACGGAGCAGCGGTCGGTAGAGCAATTGAGAACGAATGGTTTAGAGGCAATCGTAATGGGGGAATTGGTGGCGACAGATGGAGTGCTAATTGGAATCAGTTTCACTTACTAAGGTTATATGCTAGAGGGGAACAACCAGTACAGAAATATAAAGATGAATTGTCAGTTAATGGCGATTTGTCTTACTTAAATTTAGATTGGAAACCAATACCTGTATTGCCTAAGTTTGTTGATATTGTTGTAAATGGTATATCAAGTAAAAGTTACGAAATAAAAGCTTATGCTCAAGATCCTGTTTCTGTAAAGAAAAAAACAGATTATGCTTCAGGCATATTAAGAGATATGATGGCAAAAGATATGCTTATGGATATAAAGAATAATTTAGGGGCAGACCTATTTAATTCTCCAAACCCAGATGATTTGCCAGAAGACACTGATGAGTTATCGCTACGTTTACAGTTAACATATAAAGAAGCTGTTGAAGAAGCCGCGGAAGAAGTTATAAATAATACATTAGCTAGAAATAAATACGAATTACTTAACAGAAAGATAAATTACGATTTAACTACATTAGGTATAGGAGCAGCTAAAACAAGTTGGAATAAAGCAGAGGGTATTAAGTTAGAATATGTTGATCCAGCTAATCTAGTGTACTCATATACGGAAGACCCTAACTTCGAAGACATATATTATGTAGGCGAAGTTAAAACTATTAGTTTTGAAGAACTTAGAAAACAATTTCCAAGTTTAACAGAGGAAGATCTTTTAGAGATTGAAAAATTTCCTGGAGATACTAATTATAGGAATACATATTATGCGCAAAGTTACGACTCAAGTAATGTTCAGGTATTGTATTTTGAATATAAAACATTTATGGATCAGGTGTTTAAAATTAAACAAACTGATTCAGGTTTAGAGAAAGCAATAGAAAAGGATGATGGGTTTAATCCACCTGAAAATGATACGTTCAAGAGAGTATCTAGATCAATAGAAGTATTATACTCTGGCGTAAAAATATTAGGCAAAGAAAAAATGTTAAAATGGGAAATGAGTGAGTTCATGACACGCCCATTTGCGGATACAACAAAGGTTGAAATGAATTATGCTATATGCGCTCCTAGAATGTACCGCGGCAGAATAGAATCACTTGTAAGCAGGTGCATGAGCTTTGCTGATATGATCCAACTAACGCATTTAAAATTGCAGCAAGTATTATCTAAGATTGTACCTGACGGTGTATTTGTGGACGTAGATAGTTTAGCGGAAGTAGATCTTGGTAATGGTACAAATTATAATGCAGCGGAAGCACTTAGTATGTATTTCCAAACAGGTAGTATAGTTGGTAGATCAATGAATCAAGATGGCGGCCAGAACGGCGCTAGGATGCCAATACAAGAACTACAATCATCTAATGGTAATGCTAAAATACAATCCCTTATAGCTACATATCAATATTATTTACAAATGATACGTGATGTTACTGGATTAAATGAAGCAAGAGACGGTAGTACGCCTGATCCTAATGCTTTAGTTGGTTTACAAAAATTAGCTGCGGCAAATTCTAATACAGCTACAAGGCACATTGTACAGTCAAGTTTATATTTAACATTAAGATTATGTGAAAATATATCTTTAAAAGCAGCGGAGTCATTAAATTATCCGTTAACAGCAAATAGTTTAACAGAAGGTATATCTACATTTAATGTACAAACACTAAGAGAAATATCTAACTTGAATCTTCATGATTTTGGCATCTATTTAGAATTAGAACCAGACGAAGAAGAAAAAGCACAACTTGAACAAAACATACAAGTAGCATTGCAATCAGGAGGCATAGACTTAGAAGACGCAATTGACATTAGGCAAATAAGAAATTTAAAGCTTGCTAATCAGTCACTTAAATATAAAAGAAAGAAAAAAATAGCTAGAGAGCAAGAACAACAACAACAAAATATTCAAGCGCAAGCACAGGCAAATGCTGAGTTAGCTGAAAAATCAGCAATGGCTGAGGTGCAAAAGCAAGAAGCTTTAGCTCAAACACAAATACAAATAGAACAAGCTAAATCACAATTTGAAATCCAAAGAATGCAATCAGAAATGGAATTCAAAAGAATGTTAATGGCAGAAGAATTTAATTATAATGCTCAACTTGCTCAAATGACTTTATCACAACAGCAAAACAAAATAAAAGAAATTGAGGACCGAAAAGATAAAAGAATAAAAATGCAAGGTACTCAGCAAAGTGAATTAATAGATCAAAGACAAAACCAATCAATGCCAAAAGATTTTGAATCCTCGGGTAGTGATGTAATGAACGGGCTAGGATTTGATTTGTTTGGAGAATAGATTACATTAACAATTTTATAATATTATATTATGTCAGAAATTAAACAAGAAGGGGAATTTAAAATTAAAACCCCAAGGAAGTTAAGCAAGCCTAATGAGGTAACAAAAGTAAATTTAAAAGCTAAAAAAGAACAAGATGCCATTCAAGAGCAAAGCACAAATGAAAGCGTGTTGGGCAGCCAACAGTCCGAAGTGGGATTGCAAGAAGTGGTCCAAGGAAACGAAGTCGCTGAAGTCGTTACCGAAAGTAAAGAAAAAGAAATAATTGAAATGATTGCAGCACCGCAAACAGAAGTTGAAACGGTTGCTGAATTAAATGAAATTGTTGCAGAAGCAAAAACATCAGGAGAACCTCTACCAGAAAACATAGAGAAGCTTATTGCTTTTATGAAAGAAACTGGGGGCACAATAGATGATTACTCGAGGTTAAATGTAGATTACTCGAATATAAAAAGCGAAACACTAATAAAAGAATACTATAGAAAGTCAAGACCACATTTAGACGACGATGAGATTCAGTTTCTCATGGAAGAAAAATTTAGTTATGACGAAGAAGAAGACGATGATCGAGACATCAAGAAAAAAAGACTCGAATTTAAAGAAGAGGTAGAAAAAGCAAAAAGATTCTTGGAAGATGTAAAGTTAAAGTATTATGATGAAATCAAGTTGAGGCCATCAGTTAACAGAGAACAACAAGAAGCTAATGATTTTTTTAACCGATACAAACAGGACGAAAAACGTTCAGAGCAATTGCATGGTAAATTCAAAGAAGATACCAGAAAGTTATTTACCAATGATTTCAAAGGTTTTGATTTCAACTTAGGTGAAAAAACATTAAGGTATAATATACCAAATACCAATGCAGTTATTGATAAACAATCGGATATTTCTAACCTAGTTAAGAAGTTCTTAAACGATCAGGGTGAAGTTGTAGATGTTCAAGGGTATCATAAAGCTATGTACGTTGCCGATAATTCTGAGACAATTATGAAACAAATTTACGAACAAGGCAAAGCGGATGCTGTTAAGGAAATAATGGCTAAGTCTAATAATGTTAGCACCACACCGCGAACCAGTGCTCCGGAAAGTTTATTTGTAAATGGCATAAAAATCAAAGCAATTAACGGCATGGATTCTAACAAACTAAAAATTAAAAAAATAACTTAAAGTAAAAAATTATGTCAACATTTACACCGGATCCGTTTTTTGGATCTATTGTGCCTTCTCAGAAGCCACAGACATTAGAATCAAACTATTTAAATTTCACTGATGGCAGTGGAAAAAACTTCTCTCAACAATATTTACCAGAGATCTATGAGCAAGAAGTAGAGCGTTATGGAAACAGAACGTTATCTGGATTTTTAAGAATGGTAGGGGCAGAGATGCCTATGACTTCAGATCAAGTTGTTTGGTCAGAACAAAACCGTTTACACATTGCTTATACAGGTGTTACTAGAGCAACTAACATTTTAACAATACCTACAGTTGCGGGTGTTGAGAATGTAATATCAGTTGGTCAAACAATTGTTGTTATTGACAATGATGGGCAAGAAGCTAAAGCTTATGTAAGCGCAGTTAGCGGATTAACTGTAACAGCTATTCCATACCTTACTGCTGCATGGACCGGTATTGATACAACAGATCTTAAAATATTTGTGTATGGTTCTGAATTCAAAAAAGGAACACCAGATGATACATTAACATCTGTTCAGCCATCATTTACTCAATATAGTAATTCTCCAATTATAATTAAATCTAAATACGTTGTTAACGGTTCAGATACGGCTCAAATTGGATGGGTAGAAATTACAACTGAAGAAGGTGCTGATGGTTTCCTATGGTTCCTTAAAGCAGAGTCTGAAACACGTTTACGTTTTGAAGATTACTTAGAAATGGCTGTTGTAGAAGGTGAACTTGCTACTAATAGCGCATTAACAAGTTTAAATATAAAAGGTACTCAAGGTTTATTTGCTGCTGTTAAAGAAAGAGGAAACCAAGTTGCTGATTTCTCAGGAGATTTAACTGACTTTGATACTATTCTAAAAAACTTAGATACTCAAGGAGCTATTGAAGAAAACATGATCTTTAACAACCGTCAAATGTCTTTATTGATTGATGATATGTTAGCATCTATGAACTCTTATGGAGCTGGTGGTACATCTTATGGTTTATTTGAAAACTCAGAAAAAATGGCATTGAATCTTGGATTCTCTGGATTTAGAAGAGGATCTTACGATTTCTACAAAACTGACTGGAAATATTTAAATGATGCATCTACTCGTGGAGCATTGGCTAATAGTTCTATTTCTGGTTTATTAGTTCCAGCTGGGACTTCTACAGTGTACGATGAAATCTTAGGAACTAATATCCGTAGACCATTCTTACACGTAAGATACCGCGCTTCTCAATATGATGATAGAAGAATGAAACACTGGATCACAGGATCTGTTGGAGCTCAAACTTCTGCATTAGACGCTATGGAAGTACACTTCTTATCAGAAAGATGTTTATGCGTTCAAGGAGCAAATAACTTTGTGTTATTTACTACTACAACAACTCCAGCATAACAAAAAATGTAGAAATTGCCCTCGTTGAATTTACGGGGGCGGTTTTTACTCTTAATTAATTTATTAAATCATATTATATCATGGCAGAAGCTAAAAAACCAATAGCTAAAACAGTAGCTGTTAAAAAAGAATATATTGAACCTCTAAACGATTTTGAAAAAGAGGTAGAAGAAACAATTGATGAACCAGTAATTGAAAAACCAAAAGTAAAAGAAAAGACTGTAAACAAGTGGGAAGTAAAAGATAGAAATTATTATTTAATAGGGCCAGCTCCATTAACATATATGATGAAATCAAAACACAAGTCGCATAGTCCATTATTATGGTTTGACAAAGAAATTGGCGAACAAAAAGAATTACGTTATGCTACTAATCAAAACTCGCCATTTGTAAAAGAACAAAAAGGAGAAGTTACATTAGGTCACATAATGTTTAAAGATGGAACTTTATTCGTTCCTAAAGAAAAACAAAACTTACAGAAATTATTATCTCTGTATCACCCAAGTTTAAATAAAGTATACAAAGAACTAGATGAGCAAGCTGATGCTGTTGATGATCTTGAAGAAATGGAAATGGAGTTAGATGCTTTAATAGCCGCTAAAGAAATGGATATTGATCAAGCGGAAGCAATCCTACGTGTTGAGTTAGGATCTAAGGTTAGTAAAATGAGTTCTAAAGAACTTAAACGAGACTTAATGTTATTTGCTAAAAAGAATCCTCAATTGTTTATTGAACTTGCAAATGATGAAAATGTTGGATTAAGAAACTTTGCTATCAAAGCAACAGAAGAAGGCATAATTAGATTGTCACAGGATCAAAGAACATTCCATTGGGGAAGTAATGATAGAAAGCTTATGACAGTTCCTTTTGATGAAAATCCATACTCAGCAATGGCAGCATTCTTCAAAACCGACGAAGGCGTAGAAATTTATCGCTCAATAGAGAAAAAAATGTAATAATACGTAATAATTAATACTAAGCGGTTGCATATTGTGACCGCTTAATATTATAATAGCATATGATATGGCAGTAAATATTGATACAGTATATAAAACAGTATTGTTAATACTTAATAAAGAGAATCGCGGTTATATGACTCCAGACGAGTTTAATAGAACCGCAACGCAAGTACAGCTAGATATATTTAATGCTTACTTTGAAGATCTTAATCAGCAACTAAGAGTTCCTGACAATAACAATGAGTACTCTGATCGTCAAAAAAATTTACAAGAAAAAATAGCTATATTTGAGGAACTTAGCGAATGTGAATATGTAGGACCGTATTTTAACGCACCGAATACTAACACATCGTCTATAGTAGAATCTATAACAGCTGTAACTAATATAACACAATATACTTTAACACAAATAGATCCTGGTACATTAGATTCTGGGTCAGTGTTAGTTTTTATTGATGGCTCCGTGCAAAGTTCCGGAACATTTAGTATTATAGGTAATACTCTATCTTTATCCACATTGCCAACAGGCGGTCAAACAATAATAGTTCAAGTATTCCCATTTAATTTCTATAAGCTTGGTACAGTCATATACGACAACCACAGAGAAGCTCAATATGTTCAGGCTAATGAACTATTAAAAATTAAATTATCTAAGCTTACAGAGCCTACAAAAGAGTTTCCAATATATCGTTATAAAGATTTTAAGATATACATGTATCCAGAAACTATAACCGATAAAGTAACAGCATCCTATATAAGAAAACCACTAGACCCAAGATGGAATTTTATACCATCAACTACCACGGGTCAATATATATATAATTCTGCATCATCTGTAGATTTTGAATTACACCCAACAGAGCAAGTTAATATTATAACACAGATACTACTTTATTCTGGAATAATTATTAAAGATCCGCAAATTATACAAATAGCATCTCAACAAGCTCAATCAGAAAAGATTAACGAAAAAAGCTAAATAAACTATGGCATTTCCAAACGGAGGTTTAATTACCGAAACTAATAGACAGTATTACGCTGGTTCCCAAGGCTTTCAAGTTAAAGAACTTGGTGTAGACGATACTGTATTTACATTCACATTTGATACACAATTAATTTTAGGTAGCTATAATCCATTGGAGGTAAACTACGCTTTAAATAATTTTAAATTATACCATAGTGTTGACGGACTTATATATGACGAGTATATATTACCTTATACATTAGAAGGGAATACTATAACATTAGAAGACCCTATATTAGTTGATGAAATATTAGTTTGTCAGCTTAAAATGCGAAATGGAGGCCAATATGGAGACAAAGACGCGTATGGTAATACTGTGGAAGAGAATTATGGCAGTTACTCTTATATATCGCTTAATGATGTTATAGATAACTTTATGGTTGCATACGTTGGCAATGGTAAGTTAATAAGCGATGTTAAAAGAACAGATGTTATATTCCACGCTAAAAGGGCCCTGCAAGAATTTAGTTATGATACATTAAAAAGTATTAAATCGCAAGAGTTAGGCGTGCCACATAATTTAAGTATACCATTACCTCAGGATTATGTAAACTACGTTAAAATGTCTTGGATCGATAGAGGCGGGAATAAACACCCTATTTATCCAACAAGACTTACTATAAATCCAACAGAGTTACCGGTACAAGATAACTTTGGAATACCTATGCAAAGTAACTTCGATGATAATATTGAAGGAACCTCTATAACAGAAGAAAGATTTAGAAATAATGGAGGGCTTAATAATATAGCTTCCACATTAGGATATAATGATGGGTGGTATGGATATAACTGGGGATACGGAGGTTACTTTGGGCAACGTTACGGGCTTGATCCACAGCTTTCTAATGTTAATGGTACATTTACAATAAACGAAAGAGAAAACAAAATATCTTTTTCAAGTGATTTAGTTGGCATGGTTATTGTACTAGAGTATATATCAGATGGATTAGCTTATGAGCTAGATACCAAAGTGCCTAAATTAGCAGAGGAAGCAATGTATGCGCACATATTGCATGCTATTATTTCTACCAGAGCTAATCAACCAGACTATCTAGTTAATAGATTAAAACAAGAAAGAAGAGCAAAATTAAGAAATACAAAAATAAGATTATCTAATATCAAGTTAGAAGAAATAACGCAGGTATTAAGAGGTCAGTCTAAATGGATTAAACACTAATTAAATGGCAGAAGTTAAAAATAGTTTTCTATCGGCTAAGATGAATAAAGATCTTGATGATAGACTTATTCCAAACGGAGAATATAGAGATGCTTTAAATATACAAGTAGGTAAATCTGAAAGTAGTGATATTGGTACTGTACAGCCCATATGGGGTAATGCAATTCCAGACGGTTATCCAATTGAAGAGGATGATACTATGAAATGCATAGGAGCGTTCATGGATGAAAGAAATAATCGTATATACCAATTTTTAACAAACTATTTTGATCCGTCACCAGTTATAATGGATCCACAGCCAGATGGGTATACTAATAAGATTGTTATGTTCGATCTTACTACATCAGATTATAGGGTATTGGTTTCTGGAACATTTTTAAATTTAGCAACTAATCCAGAGTTTAGTATAACAGGATTAAACTTATTAGAAAATTTATTATTTTGGACTGATAATAGAAACCAACCAAGAAAAATAAATGTTGAATCTGCTATAAGTAACCCATTGTATTATACAAATGAGGTACAAATATCTGTTGCAAAGTATGCTCCTTTGGAAACTATAGAGATGTATCGTAAGCTAAATAAGATTGCATCAGCCCCTAATGATGAAAACGTAGTTCATTTAGAAGATGCTACCGGCGTAACTAAAGGCATGCAATTAGTATCAAATAATGTTAATGGAGGTGATTTTGCTATTGTTGTAGAGGTTGCTGGCAATGATGTAACATTATACAATACGGTGGATGGCCCGTTCTCAGATGGAATAATAGATACAGGTGACAAGGTTACTTTTTTAGCCTCTACAATGAGCGATCGCTCAGATGTAGCTGATTGGCCTGGTGATCCAGATTTCTTGCAAGATAGGTATGTTAGATTCAGTTACAGATATAAATTTGATGATGGAGAGTATTCCTTAATGGCGCCATTCACTCAAATAGCATATGTGCCAAATCAAAAAGGATATTTTATAGACGGAGATGAAAATGAAGCATACAGAAGTACCGTTTTAAAATGGGTGGAAAATAATACTAATAACATAGAGTTATTAATACCATTCCCGGATCAAATAAATTCAGTTGCAAATTCATATAAAATAACAGAATTAGATATATTATATAAGGAATCTGATTCATTGGCGGTTAAAGTTGTAGAGACGGTAAAGGTACAAGATATTAATACTTTAACAACAAATATATATACGTTCCCATATCAATCACAAAAACCATATAAGACACTACCTGAGGACCAAACAGTTAGGGTATATGATAGAGTTCCAGTAAGAGCTAGAGCTCAGGAAACGGTTAGTAATAGAGTTGTATATGGTAATTATAGAGATAAATATTTTTTTGAAAATACTATAAATTATAATACAGCAGCAAGACCAAAGTCTGATGTATTTACAAATTTTATAGAATATCCTAATCACACATTAAAACAGAATAGAACATACCAAGTTGGATTTGTACTAGCAGATAAATTTGGTAGACAATCATCCGTAATTTTATCGGAAGCTGATTTGTCTACTGTAACTAGCGGAGAAACTGTATTTGGCGGGTCAACAGTTTATGCCCCGTTTATTGACAATGAAGATATATTATTTCCAGGCACTAAAAAGTGGTTTGGGAATGCTTTGTCTATGGTGGTAAACACTCCGTTAAATTCAAATAGAAGTACATTACTTGGTCAATCGGGATTATATGCTAATCAAATTAATCCTTTGGGATTTGCTATAAATTATAGTAATATATCCGGTAATGTATACGAATTTGAATTAGATCCTACATGGCCCGATAATGTTATTATTCCTTCTATAGGGCAATATCTTCGCGGTAAATATAAAGACTACGTAGAAATAATTTTAATAGACACCGAAGATGGCGTTACTACAATAACAACAGATGGCCCCATTAATGATCTATATAATTACAACCCTGAGTTTTCTGCAATAGTTCCAGATATTAAATATTCATATACTATAAATGAAATAGGATGGTATTCATATAAAGTTGTTGTTCGACAACAAGAGCAAAATTATTATAACGTATATTTACCTGGTATTCTTAACGGATACCCGGAATTGCAAACATATGGTTCACAGTTAACTTATAGTAATTCAGATGGTATTGAATTAGCAACTGTGGGTAATGCAACCGGTAATTGGAGCGGTACAAGCTTTGAAAGCGGTTACACGCATACCGCTGGTAGTTCGTCAGCTTTAACAACAAATATAACAGCAATACCTGGCAGTTATTACAATGTGCAATATACTATAACCGGAGCTACCGCAACCGATAACTTAAAAATTTCTTTTGGCGATGCGGAGTTAGATAATCTGTATGTGTCAGGATCATCTTATATAAGAGCTATAACATCAAATACTTTAGAGATAGTTCCAGACAGTACCTTTGCGGGGACTATACAATTATCATTAAAACTAGCCAACGCTTCTTTGGCAACTAATCAAAATGGTATAAATACAACAAATTTTCCGGTTGGAGAAACAAATAGAACGGCGCATGTTGTTTTAATAAACGATAACATTAATAAAATACCTAGAGATTTATCAGAAGTAGGTCCGGATCAAAAACAATACAGAAGTAGTGTAAATTTATTTGGAAGAGTACAAAATAAATCCGTAGAAAAAGGAAATATAATAGGCGATGAACCAGAATATGATTCTGTAACAACTACTATAAAATATACAGTAGCAAATCAAGGAGGAGAGACCGCATGGGAAACAATAAAACCTGGGGATTCAATACAATGCGTAGAGGCTAATGAACCAATACCTGGAACTCCTCCTTTATCTAATCCTAACAAATGGTATGCTAATACTGTTGTTGTGTCTAATGTATATGATCCAATTACAGGAACTGGCGTAATAACTTTTGCTCCACCTAATACTATTTTATTGGGGCCTACAAGCATAGATTCTTATGTTACATTCCCTGTATATAGTTCTACTAATGAGCAGTATTTCCCTACTACAAAGGCGGACATAGCCACATCTATAGCTAACGCTCTTGACTTTAGTTTTTTAGATAACTCATTAGAAAACATATTAGGCTCAGCAGGCGTTAATTTTTATCAACTCCAGACCAATCCTATAATGAGTAGAATATCTACTAAATCAGGAATTGGGGTGGTCGCTGGTGATGTTATGTTACCGTTTTTAGCGGTATACGAAACAAAAGCCGAAGAATCTTTACTAGATATATTCTGGGAAAGTTCCACTACTGGATATATATCCGATCTAAACTGGGACGTTTTAACTGGCTTTGAAGGGCCTGTTGCTGTTACTCCTTTAGAACTACAATTTTATGAAGACCAATATGATGGGGGAGGGCCTGACACGGGAGCACCAAATTCTGCATATATATCCGATGTGTTCACCACCTTGAATAACCAGGATATTCCTGTATTATCAACAACTGCTGCAATGGCAGTTGCTTCTACAGCTGGAGATGTTACAGGTAGATTTGTGCTTGAAGATAGTATTACAAATCCATCCTTAAACCCAGGCGAATATAGAATAAAAATATTAACTGACCCAGTAAGTGGAGCACCAGTGTTCCCATTTGTATTTAATCACGGAGACCCACTATATGAAGTATACACATTTACTATAACATTTTCATATCAAATACCAGGGTCTACTAATTATTATACTTTTTCAATAACAGATACGGTTCAATTAGGTAATGCACAACCAATCATAGAAGACGGCGAGGGCATACTAACATATAATATTACTTCAAGTGATATAAACATAGATACATTAACAGGGGTTAATGGAGCGTATACCGTTTCTGCTAATCAAGAAGAGTTATATTGGGAAATAGACACTTCTGATGACTCCAATAAGTTTTCAATAAATAGTTTAACAGGAGCATTAAGAGTTGCAGACGGAGTGCAATTAGAAGATTATGACTCGTATGAAATAACAGTACGATTAACTGATGCCACAACAACGGCGGGTGTTAATCAAGGAATACCACATGATCTTCCTAGATGGGGTACAAGTTTATATGCTGCTGCAAAAGTAATAATTAATGTTTTGCCTCCACCTGTTAATAGTGAAATAAAACCTTATATTACAGAAAATAATTTCTTATATAATCAAAGCAATACTGGTGGAGTTTGTAGTATAATCACTACTCCTACAGGACCAAGTGTTGTAGGGGCTCCAAATGTTAAATATGGAGTGGTATATGTAGGAAAAGAGCCTCTATTGAATAACACATCTGGTGCTGTTTTAGGAAATACTACTGCTAGAGATCAATTACCTGCAACTCCCACTCTCGAGTCTTTTGCCTTTGTTACAAACACTACACGGAACTATCAAAAGTTTGTTAATGTTGAAACAGCTGTAAATATACAGAATGGAGCAAGTCCTTTAAATTTGCCTGCTACAGTAGGTTTTAAGGAGGGAACATTGCGATGGACCGTGGTTTTAGGGGGTACAACATCTGCTACTAATGGAACTATACAAGAGGCGTCACTATTAGCTTATTTATGGAGGCGTCCGGCAGCTACTAATAACCAACCTAATACAACTCCATGGAGCAGAGTAACTGATGATAATAATGTTTTTGATACGGGCACTATAAATTCAAATTTTCCTGATAGATATTTATCAGGAATAACCACTAATCCACTTAATTCCGGTATAGTTAATAATTATCCAGTAAGCAATAATCCTTCTGTGCCACTTCCAAATGCAGGAAAATATGGTGAAAACTTTTTAGCAATAAAATTAGATTGTGCGGAAGACGAGAAAGGGTTTAGAATGACTTCGTTCACAACAACCGCCCCGCAAGATGGTATAGAATATGAATGGGCTTTAACTTTGGTATTAGCCGACACTAGTACAGGTTGTACTGCTCCACTTGATTCTGTAGGAGCAAATGCAATGGTTTATGTGCACGACGCTAACTTTTATTATGACGGCACTTGGGGTGGAACTATAACTCCAACCAATCCTCCAAAGTTTATATTCAATGATACAACGCCAATAACAAACAATGCGTACGAATATAAAACGGGGATGACCGATGGGGCTATTCTCAACCCATACGTAAGAGCTACACCTTATTTGGATAGTATACCTTTCCATTTACAAGATAATAGAACAAGATTAAAATTTAGTTCTGAAATGTATAAAATAACCGTTGTAACCGCAGGTTCCGGCAGTTCTCAAATAATAACTTTTGGAGCCCTTGGAGCACCTTATAATGATCAATTATTTAATCCTACAAATGCCCCAAACATTCAACGTGTATATAATGAAAATAATAATATGTCCCCCGGCATGACTGTTTGGAAAGTGCCTCAAGATGTAAAATCTCCATCTGCCGCTTTTGAAGTTGGTAGAATAGAAACAATAACAAATAATACCACATTTAGATTTAATCCTACTCCGCCAAATACATTAGCTGTTAATGATGTTATTATAATTAAACAGTCTCAAGACAATTCAGGACAACTATGGGCTAGAACAAAGTTTGGGAATTCTATAAGACAGTTGTATAGAAATGACTCATGTACAGTAAAATGGCAACCGCCCGTTGCGGATAAATTTTATGTTGTACAAACCCAAACAGATCAAAATATGAAAGAAGTGGGGGTGAATGATTCATTATTACTTGGTAAAGTTTCAAACAATCCATTATATTGCATGAATCTAGGACAAAAAGGGAAAGTATATGTGAATGCTAATCAAGGAGCAAATGTTAAATTCAATGTTCAAACTTGCTGGGATGCTGGCTTATTTACTGATCTAGAATCAACTTATGTAGATATTGCATATGTAGATAATGGCAAGCCGAGGGTATATCGTAATGTTTGGGTTACAAAGAATTATAATGGCACTGATTATAGAGATGGCACGCCTATACAAGAAATACAACTACACGCGCCGTGGAACACCGCTACAACCGGTGCGTATTGTAATTACAATAACAATCCAGCCGATTCAGATACATATGGTAAATTATACAATTGGTATGCTGTACAAGACCATAGAGGATTAGCGCCTTATGGATGGGTTATACCATCTTTAACGGAATTTAACGAAGGAAACCCGAATTGGAGGAGGGCATCGTATCGGGCGTATGGGCAAACTGGCGATATAAATCGCAAGAGTTTTTTTTGGAGGGAAATAGGGACTAATCATTGGACAACAGATACCACTCCCGCTAGCAATGATAATCTTAGGTTTACTGCAATAGGCAATGGACTTAGAATACAAAATACCGAAGCTGGACTTGGCTTTGGAAGAAGAAATGTAGAAGCAAATTATTGGACATCTTCTTATACAACAGGTTTTGGTGGTCTAATACAATACTATTGGTTTAGGTTAGGATTAAACGGTCAGCCAAATCGTTCCGTGTTGGAAAATGATACTGTTAGATCCTATGGATTTTCGGCTAGATTCCTGAAAGAAAATATGAACACCCCCGGTGTATATGGAAGGCCGTTAATACAATACCTTGGGGTATGGGATTACGATACTGTTTTAACTAACGGGTAATTAAAAATATAAAAAAACAAGTGATTATAAAATATGGCTGCAACATTAGAAATAAAATATTTTAACTCCTTCTGGTTAAAGAAAATGAAAAAAGTTACTGAAGTTGTTAATACAACCGGTAAAGTGGATGAACCAGGAGGGGTAATAGGTGATGACTTTATAACATTAGAGGAAGCCAACACTAAAATAAATGTAGGTCAAAAAATATCTTGGTCCTCCGGAGTTAATGCTAAAACAAATTTTGTATATAGTGTAGATGGTGTTACAATTTATTTAACAACTCCATTAGACGCCATATTAACAGCGGGGACTACATTGACGTTTGGTCCATTATCAGACTTTACATATATACCAGCAGCTTATGCGGAAGCAGAGGAAGAAAACGAGGATTGGCACATTGAAGAAGCCAGGATAAGAGGTGGTTATAA